GGACCTTGCGGATTTGTTCAGAAGCGTTTGCGGCTTGGCGGCATCCCACGTGGAAGCGACGCTAACACAATCAATCGTTTCTGTCCGGCCGGACCTATTTGCAGACGGAGAATATAAGCCGAACATTCTCATGGCGGCTGAACGGGTCGCGCCTTTCGAACATAAGATAGGGTATCTCAATACTCAAAACACACTGGACGCGATGCGCGACATTGCGTACCAATGGCAGACTGGACTTCTTGAAATCAAGGAGAACGCAGAGGACAAGTATGGACTACCATACCAGTCCACAGACACGGATAAGCTTCTGAACTTTTTGTTTAGTTTTTTTACGCTTCCAGACGGAACGCGAGACTTTGACCCATACATTTCAGACGACAGCCCTCTAGAGGCAGAGTTCATCAACGGAATAATGTTGACTGGATATACCCCTGAAGTGAAACTCGCGGTTCTTCTGACTATCTTCGACAATGAACTTAATTCGAATACAAAGAGCGACAAGTATTTCGCGGACATACATCCTTGGTCTAGCGAGTTGGCGGTTGCTCTGCCGCTACAGATTGATGCGATGCAACAATGGAGTTCGCTGGTAACGCATATACAGACTGGCTTGCAGAAATTAGACGGGCGTGCTCAGCAACCCGAAGAACCCAAGGCGAAGAAAAGCCGTAATGGAGGAAACAAAACTTGGCGCCAGCACAGGAACAAGCGAAGAACGTATCGTCGCTAATTCTTTCCTTCCTGCCTGACTTTCACCCAAGGACCACTATTCTTCTTCTGGATTGCGCCTTGCGAATACTCGTCTTGTGCCATCATAGCACTTGAAAATGGTTTATTGTCTGCCCACAACGAGTCGTCGCACATCTTGAATGGCGGATGATCGGATGCTTTATACCAAAACACCTGGTCTTCTAGTTTATTGGACTGAATGCCGTTGCAAATAACCAAGCACTCGAAATTTTCAGTGCATTGGTCCATGAACTGCGAAAACATCTCGAACGTGGGGAACATACCGGCATAGTTATCGTATATACGACGGCGGTTGCTGGTAATGTTCTCGCGAAGAATGAATATGAAGTCGACGTTCGTGCGCAAATTCGGAGTAATGCCCAAGGGGTACTGCATCGTAATAATGGTCATCATATCTACGTGACGACCGTTCATGAAGACATACCGAGTTGATTCTTCCTTAATCCACGAAGAATCATACAAACAATCGTCCAGAATCAGGAATGCGCGAGGGTCGACAGACGAACTTCCGCCATGAGACTTTTTATCGTTATTGCGCGCCGCCTTCACATTAAGTTGGCGCTTAATTACGTTTGTAACAATCGAGGGAGCATATTTGTCGTGAATGAGCTTGGAAGGAACCATGTGCTGGAAGAACTCGTTCGCGACTTCCGTCCCCGAAATGACAGTTCCAATTGGAAAAGACCCTTGGGTGTTTGCTAGGATATCCCGAACCAAGAAGGATTTTCCGGTATCTTTCTTACCAATCACAACTATCATTGGCGATTTTCTAGAATCGATGTCGCATCTATCTCTGATCATGTCAATGTTGAATTTCTTGATTTGGAAATTCATACTATTAACACTATGCGTGAATATTTTGGTTTCTGATTGTACTCAGTGAATAAGAATGGGAAAGCGGAGAACGTCTTCGTGCGAACTCCGAAGTATTCCAATGCCGGCCCAAGTCCACAAGTATCGCGATATTCGGGCAATTCGAGATGGAGCGAGCGCTCATTGGGGAGTCGACCATATCCAACCATTTTTCCCGTCTTTGGAGCTTCTGTTCAAAACAGATAACCTTGAGAACGTGAAAGACCATGGGTTAAAACTGTCGGACGGAATCCAGACGGTCATTAGCAATAAGACAATACAGACTACGAAGGGGGAAACTGTGGATGTTCATATTAAGCAGTCTTCCATTCTAACCCCCGTCAAATGGATGCGAGGAGATTATGGAACGGCCATCGGGCTTCCAAGCACAAAAGACTCTGCGAATCTCGCTATGGAAAAGATTCAGTCACCACATAATGCTGCTTACGTGGGAAGTCTATTCTCTGCATTGTTGTCGCAATCTGGATGCCTTCATTTTCCAAAAGTGTACGGCGTCTTTTCTGGAATCGCAAAAAAGCACACGTTCGACATCTCGGACGATTACGAGGATTTGGCGGAACGTCCTTGGTTTTCTAAAAATATAGGAACCTTTTTTCAACTCCAACTCGCGGACCACGTGTCTCAATCTGGGGAATTTCAGCATACGCGAAGCCGACGGGTCGAGGTTGAACTTGGAGAAGAAACGGCGCTTGGTCCTGTCGATGAAATTGACGGAATCGCCAATGTCGACAATGAACAGATAGCCGACATTCGGCCAGTGTTTGAAGAGGATGTTACACAAGAAGACGATGAATCCGATTCATCTTCTGTGTCTACTTCCTATGTATTTGAAGTTCGGTCGTGCGACTGTTCGGAGAGCGAAGATATTGAGGACGCCAGTGCAGACGAAGAGTTCGCATGGGCAACGCTTTCTAATATTCCAGTCCAGCTTACCGTTATGGAACAATGCGAAGGCACTCTGTATGAGCTCATGTGTCTGGAGTCTGAAACTCGCAAACATGTAGCATGGCTGACCCAGGTAATGTTTGCCCTCTGTTTCGCACAAAGAACATTCGGATTCACGCATAACGATCTCCACACGAACAACATCATGTACGTAAAGACTTCAAAGGAGCATTTGTGGTATAATTTGGACGGACAAGGATTCAAGGTTCCAACGTACGGATACATAATCAAACTCATAGATTTCGAGAGAGGAGTAGGTTCCGTTCGTCTCGTGGGAATGAAGCACCCAAAGGTCTTTATGAGCGACAATTACTCTATCGATGAAGATGCTGGCGGACAGTATAACGTAGAGCCGTTTTATTCTCCAAAACATGAGGGCATTAAACCAAACCCGTCATTTGATTGCGTGCGCATGGCCACGTGTTTGTTCTGGGACCTGTTTCCGGAGGGACCAGAGCACAAAGAGTATCTGGCCAACCCTATTTTCAACACGCTCATTCGATGGTTGAAGCAGGAAGACGGGACGTCTATTCTATTCGGAAAGGAAAACCCTCATCATGAGCGATACCATGGGTTTCACTTATACAAGGCAATTGCTCGTTACTCCAAAGATTCGGCTGTTCCACGTAAAGAACTACTGAAACTTGCGGATTCATTCGGAGTCAAGGGAGGCCATCCAGCCGAATTCGACATGATGATTGCGTAATTGATTCCAATGTCCTTTCGAGTTTTTCAAATACCAGTTGACGGTCTGTTTGAGTCCTTCCTCAAATGGAACCGATTCTTTCCATCCTAACTGAATGAGTTTATCGTTCGAAATGCTGTATCTGAAATCGTTGAAATGCCGGTCTTCCACGAAATCTAGATAGTCATTTATATCCTCACTGGATTTCAGCATTCGGATTAGTTTCGTAGCAATCTCCATCACACTGAATTCGTTCTTCGATCCGATATTGTAGATGTTTCCATCAAGTCCCTTGGTCATAATAGTGTCGACAGCAGAACTCACATCATCTACATGGATAAAGTTCCGAATAGTTTTCCCTTCTCCATGAACGGTGCACTTCTTGTTGTCGTTCAAGAGAGTAATGAATTTTGGAATCAGCTTTTCGGGATACTGCCTGGGACCATAGACGTTGTTTCCTCGAACAACCACAACCGGTAGTTTGAAGGAATGGTGATACGAGAAAACAAGGTGCTCGGCTGATGCTTTTGTTGCCGCGTAAGGATTCGTGGGTGTTAGAACCCGCGTTTCAAGGCATTCTGCGTCGGTAGCACCAACCTCACCATACACTTCGTCTGTGCTTATATGAACGAACCTGCGTATCTTTCCGTATTCTTTACAGCATTCTAGCAATGTATGCGTTCCAACAACATTGTCCAGAGTGAACTGAATCGAGTTTCCGAATGAATTGTCTACATGGGTCTGTGCTGCAAAATGTAGAACAGTGTCAATAGAATGAAGTTTCAAGATGTGTCGCAACATGTCTGCATTCCGAATGTCGCACTTGTAAAATGTATAATTTGCTAAAGACACATCAATGTTTTTTAAAGATGAACAGTAATCCATCTTGTCAATGTTGACAAACTGAAGATGAGGATACCTTTTAAACATATAATTCAGAACGTTCGACCCAATGAACCCACAGCAACCCGTCATAAGGATTGACCTCGGATGATACATTTATACCAGCTGCATAGTCAAATTTGCGTTTTGATACGAATAATCTTGCGACAGTTGAATGTAAATGAGCGACTCTGAGTTTGCGAAGACACATCTCCGCGATCATTTAGCGACTCTGCTAATCCCGCCAATCTCTGAAGGGTTTTGGAGCATTCACAAGACCTCTACGGATGTGTGCGAGCGCAACGGACAGCAAGACCAGGTTCTGAGGACGTTTCAGAATATGGTGACGAAGATACCGGAATGGACGGACGAAACTCTTGAGACAGAAGTCAGCCGTATCGTGAAGACGACCAAGTGCACGTACTTGGATGACCTTCTCATGGGTGTGTTTATCGCCTACATGAAGTCTTTTGCTTCTATACAGTATCGCGGCGACGCGTCTCATATCAACATTGATTTCGACCGACCAACAATGTCAAAATTCATTCACGTGTTGTATACGCAGTCCGCCCGCAAATTGTGGCAGGTCGCGTATCTTTTCAAGACAACCGGAGTATCGTCGGAACAGCAGGCGCGCAATCGCCAAGATATCGAACACATAATCACCGAACAGTTCGAGCAAGTGATTCGTTCGTTCCTGCCGTGGGAGTCTATTGCAAAGCAGTTCTCTGATGCACAGACGCACGTGGTCGACCATCCGCCCACTCCTGCTCGCGTAACGTTTGACGAGGACAGCGACGACGAGAGCGTCGCAGACGGTCCAGTCCCTCTGAATGTTACCGACGAGGCAGCAAGTATTGAATTTGATGAACTCGACGATGACTCTGAAGATGAGCCTGAACCGGAACCTCCAAAGGAGCCGGAGAACCTCATGAAAGACATTGAATCGCGAGTGGAATCTTCTCTCGTTTTAAATCTGTAAGTTTTCACTTGTAGTGCGAGTAAATGATGCTTATAATCGCGTCAGTTGCAGTATCGCTGGTTGCGTTCATTCTTTACGCTCTCGAGAGGCGTTCGAAGAAAGAACCTATTGTCTGGGAAGACGCACTCAAGCTTTCAATGTTCGGAGGACTTTTGTCTGCTGGCGTAGTGTTTGCGGCAACCGCCGAAACAGTTAAGGAAGTTGTGAATGCAGTCGACGTTCCGAGTATTCAGGAGATGTTCGTAGGGACCCCCGCATTTTAGGACCATCGAAAATGGATTTGAAAAATTCAAGAACAGGACAGCATATCTAAAGTAACACACGCCAACCTGAAATGGACTCCACTACCGTTCAGTTTGTTGTGAATGCCCTTGCTGAGCACTACAAGTTCGACGCAGGTGACGCTGCCCGCATCGTAATGCTCGCGAACGCCCGCGAATCGCCCGCTTACCAGAAGGCCATGGCTGCCCACGAGGTAACGAAGACCAAGATTGCTGAGGTCAAGGCCAAGATTGCCGAAGGAAAGCCCCGCAAGGGTTCCGACTTTCCCGCCAAGCTTGCCGAACTCGAGAAGAAGTTGGCGGAGCAGCAGGCGCGTGCCGACGAGATTGCAGCGACCGTCGGCGCCAAGAAGAAGCGCGCGCCAAAGGCTGCTGCCGAGCCAGCTGCTGAGGGTGAGAGCGAGCCTGATACGGCTGCGCCTGCCGCGCCTGCCCCCAAGCCGAAGAAAGCCAAGGCGGATATTGCAGAAAAGCGTATCAAGCGCATGTCCAAAGCCATCGTTAAGCAACTCACAAATGTCTTCGACGAGACGAAGACTCCTATGAACGCCGACCATCCAGCCGAGTTTGCAAAGTACATCAACGAGTTGGAGAAGGACGATTTCGACGAGAAGTCCTTGACGGACCACATGCGCTCCTACGTCGCAAACATTGCTCGTGGCGGCAAACCGAAAGAACCGTCTGGTGAGGAAGTTATCACGACGGCTTCTGTTGCGGCCCTCGAAGTGCTGAAGGCGCGTCTCGTTGAGGCGCACGGCCCTGGAATCTATTGGAACCCCGATACCAAGACATTCATCAAGGGTCCTGACGCTGAAGAAGACGAGGATGTTACGGAAACCACGATGGACGGCGTAAAGTATGCTGTCGGCGACAATACGCGTCGAGTGTACCGCTTGGTCGATGGCGTAGATATGTTTGAGGGCTTCCTCGGTATCGGGAAGTTCGCAAGCATGAAGGTCTAAACAAAAACAAAAAAAATACAAAACAAAAAAAGATTTTTACCTTGGGCGGTTCATCATCGCAGCAACGCGTCCTGCTCGGTCTCGGAAGTTACTTGTAATATTACCGGCTGCTCATTTGACTGCAGAAACTGAATTCTGAAACATAGAAGGAGGTTTGAATGCAACGAAACTTCTCGAAAATGCGGCGTGAATGAAAACAATCAGAACGATACCTCCTATGCCTACATAAGGCAGCATGAAAGCAACTAATACAAGCAGAATCCAACTTGCGTATCCGTCTAGCCCAAGCTGATAAGCAAAGGTCGTGGATATGGCTAAAATGAAGACACCTCCAGCTACAAGGATGGAATTCCAAAGCAATCCGTATAAATTCCCTACTTTTCCGAGGCTCGATGTCGGAGTCGTGTTCGGTACAGTGACTGCAAACGTTGCCGAGTCTGGCGTTGATACCATTGTTTCTGTCCCTCCGTCGATAACGTACTTAACATTCAGAACCTTTTTGCTTTGAGGCGCAGGGTCTTTAACTCCAATATTGCTAGGACTTACCATCAGTGAAATCCCTTCCTTGCTGGGCCACACCTTCGCCTTTACTAATTCTGTTACATCCACCATGTCTTTTTCTGCTCCGACTGCCCCGTAATGTGCAGCCAAAATCTCGAGTACAGGCATTCTCCTTATGAAGAGAAGACAACATTTCCTAGACCACCCAGAATTCGCAAGAAGTTATAAGACTGCACGTATGCTTTTACGGTATAAGTATACTCGTAAGTGGGACCGTTTCCGGCCTTGCGAACGATAGTCACAATATCTTCAGGACCATAAATGAGTTTGTTAGTGTATGGGTCTCTGATGTTTACATCCGGAATAACGACAGGATTTGCGGATGAGGCTGTTGATTTCAAGACACACACGGTTGTAATTCCAGTCCCATCTGCAACCCCAGAAGAGTATGGCGGAAGCACGAATGTGTTGCGCAGCAGAGTTTTGTTGAACATTGAGCCGTTTATGTGTCCCGACGGTTGAACAGCGTCATTGTTCAGCGCAAAGGAGTATTCGTAAACTCCAGGCATTGGGTTGCCGGTTTGGTGGCGATACATTTCCAGCCCCGAGAAGAAGAGTGTCTGTTTTGGAGCAAATCGCTCCTTCCCGTCGAGCATAATCGTTGATTCTAGAAGAATATCTCGTTGAGAAACATTCGCTGGCTGAGCAAGTCCAGTCGAGGACCAGCCGAGAGAAACTGGACGAAAAGGAGAATTATTCGCGTCCACCCAT